AAGCCGATCTTGTTGTGGGCGAAACGGTTGACGTAAAGATATGGCCTAATACGACGTCACAAGCTGAGAGTTATGCGGGAACAGGAATTGTAACTAGTACATCGCAGTCGGGTGCGATCGGGGATATTGTGACCTCGTCAATTTCCGTGCAAGGAACAGGTGCGTTAACAGTGGTCGCATAATGTCGTCCGTTATTCAAAAAGCAACAGCAAATTTTCGCGAGAAATTATCCGGCGAACTCAAGTATGTCGAAGTGCCAGAGTGGGGTTCGCCTGATGATCCGCTCAAGATCTATTATAAGCCCGCGCTAAACTTTAAAGCGCAAGGGAAGATTCTTGCGTTATTTAAACAGGACAAAGACGAGGAGGCCGTTTGTCAATCGCTGATTATTAAGGCTTTGGACAAAGACGGCAAACATATCTTTAAGCAGACTGATATGCCGAATTTATTGCATGATGTTGATCCAGAAATTGTAAACAGAATTCTTGCAGAAATGAATCAAGATAATCTCGATGCGGAAGAGCTAAAAAAAACTTGAGTTTAGACCATGAACTTTATTTTGTTTTTATGCTAGCTGAACATTTGGGCAAAACGGTTGACGAAATTATGAACTTGACAACTTTGGAAATCGATCTTTGGTCAACATATTTTGATTTAAAAAATGAGCGAAATAAAAAATAGATGGCATCTACAAATATTAAAATAACTGCGACGGATAGGACTCAAAGAGCGTTTCAAAGTGCTCAGAGGTCGGTTGGTGGTCTTAGGAATAGCGTCATGGGATTGAAGAGTGCCGTCGGGCTAATATTTGGCGCAGTCGCAATCGGCAAGTTAACTGGTTTTTCCAAAAATCTAATGACCACAGCGGATTCGCTAGATAAGATGTCTGCACGCTTAAAAGTATCATCAACAGAATTGCAAGGTTTAAATTTTAATGCAGAATTAGCCGGATCAAGTGTTGACGGTATGCAAAAGAATCTTACTAAATTTATATATGCAATCGGTCAGGCTCGCATGGGAACAAAAATGCAAGCTGATGAATTTGCAAGTCTCGGCGTTAATTTGAAAAAACAGAATGGAGAATGGAAAGACCACACGACAGTATTTAAAGAAGTGTCCGACGCTTACGGTAATATGAATGATGCAACCAGGATTGTTACATCATCAATGATACTGTTCGGGAGAGGTGGAAAAGATATGGTTAACATGATGATGTCTGGTAGCGCAGGGATTGAACGGTTCAATAAATTACTGCGTAAATCAGGCGGTATTATGGGCGGGGAATTTCTTGATGCAACTGTTAATTATAACGACTCTATGACGCTATGGGGTAAGATCATGGGCGCTAATACATCAAAAATTTTAACACCGTTCATTGAAAAAATTTTAGATATATCCGACGCTATGTTTGAAATGAAAGGTGTAAATCCTTTAGAACTGTCATCCATGAAAAAACTAATTCGTAATTATAACGAATTGCAAGTTGAGATCAATGAATATCAAAAAATTTTAGAAGGTGGAGAAACTATTTGGATGAAATTGGGGATTGGATCTCTGAAAAATACAAAACAAGAATTAAAAGATTCGATTAAAAAACAAGATGCAGTCTCTATGCAAATGCTAAAATTGACTGAGCTCGAAAAAAAGAGAAAGGCAGTTTCAAATGTTTCAATTCAACAAGGTAAAAAAGAAGTTGAACAAATTCATTCAATATCATTAGAAGAACAGAAACTTTATAAAAGTCAATTAGAAATTGCTCAAAAACAAGAAAGGGCTAGACAAGAAAATTCACGAGCTAGAATGTCGAAAGAAAAAGCATTGCGTGAACAAATTCTTGAATTTCGGCGCACTGAAGAGCAGCAAATAACGCATGACTTGATGGTGGAACATGAACAGCGAACAGCTATTATTAAGCAATATTTGCAAATTCGAGGAATAGCAGAAAATGAAAATAATGCGTTATTAGTGGAACAGCGAAAACGTACCGCTGAGAAATTAAAACAAATAGATCGTGATCGTAGAGATTCAGCAATAGCAACTTCTAAGGAAATGATTAGAACAATGGGGTCTGCAAATGAATCGTGGTTCAATGCGAATAAAGCTCTAGCAATTTCAGAAACTATTATGGCGACTTATGCGGGAGCAACGAAAGCATTAGCAATTCCTCCGCCGTGGGTTGGGATTGCGTACGCGGGAACAATAACAGCATTAGGTCTCGCAAATGTAAATCGAATTCGACAAGAAAAATATGAAGCAAGAGCAATGGGCGGAAATGTAAATGCTGGTCAAACTTATCTTGTCGGTGAGCAAGGCCGAGAACTTTTCACGCCAAATCAAAATGGACATATTACGCCAAATCATGAAATTGGAACAACTGTTAATTTTAATATCCAAGCAAATGATGCACGAGGTTTTGACGAGCTACTACTCAATAGGAGAGGGATGATTGTTTCTATGATAAACCGAGCAATGCACGAGAGAGGGAAAGCGAGTCTAATATGAGCGGTACTTTCCCGACATCTCCCGCATTTAATAGTTTAAATGTGCAATCCGTTCAACCGACATTAGTATCTCGAACTATTTCGGGGCGTCGTCAATCACGACAAATCGGCGGTCAATATTTTCGGATGACAGCAACTTTTCCACCAATGACGCGAGCGCAATTTGCACCAATTTATGCGTTTATTATGAAGCAAAGAGGGCGCTTTGAAACGTTCTCGCTTACTTTGCCAGTCATCTCAATTGGGCAAGGATCACCGGCAGGAACGCCACTCGTTAACGGCGCAAGTCAAACTGGGCGCTCAATAGTTACTGATGGATGGAATGCGTCTATAACTGTATTTAAAGCGGGTGATTATCTTAAATTTGCAAATCATGACAAAGTGTATTCTGTGACAGCGGATGCAACTTCAGATGGAGCAGGCGCTTCTACGATCTCGATCGAACCGGCATTATTAACATCGCCCGCTAATGATTCTGCCATAACTTATACCGCTGTGCCGTTCACAGTCAGTCTAGTTAATGATCTGCAAGAATTTGCAACTTCAACTAATGGCCTGTACCAATTTGAATTAGATTTTGAAGAGTCGCTATGAGCCGAGGATTATCAACTGATGTTAAAAATTTACTAGCAAGTGGAAGTTTTGCAATGGCTCATCTTGTGAAACTCGAATTGAATTCTACTTATTATTATACAGATTTTGCGACAGACATTATTGATTCTGGTGACACTTATTATGCAAATGGATTTCTGCGTGGCATCTCGCCGGTATCAGAAAAGGCTAAACTAGGCATTGGAGCTTTACAAATAAGTCTTTCAGCAGTAAATCAAACAATAGTTTCGGACGTTTTAAACAATGGACATCTGCACAGACAAGTCACAATAAAAAGAGCTGTATTAAATAGTTCTAACACCCTGGTTGGAAGTTTTACAATTTACCTTGGATACATTGAAAAAATGTCGATAAGCGATTCAAACAGTTCAAGCACATTAAATTTTTCGGTTGCAAATCATTGGAGCGATTTTAATAGAATTAATGGTAGACGGACTAATAACGCATCGCAGCAACATTATTTCAATGGTGATAAAAGCTTTGAATTTTGTTCCCAAGCGGGCAAACAACTCGTATGGGGAGATCTAGGAATTCAGCAAATAAATGAAGCTCCTGCGCCTAGATACAATCCGAGAATGCAACCAAGGGGGCGATGATGAGAGACGGCGGATTGACTAATTTATTTGAGGATGTTCTAGATATTATCGGGATTGGTGGAGACGATGATAATAGTTCTGAATATGTCGCAGAATTAACAGAACCGGAAGAGCAAGACATAGATATTAGTGAATCTCAAGATGGTACGACTCAGACAGTATATGCTCAAGTAGGAACGAATATCGGACTACCGATAATTTATGGCACTCGGCGCACAGGCGGTATATTAATTTATCAGGAGGTTAGTTCAGCAACAACTATGCAACTGTACAAAACTTTTGCTCTTGCAGAAGGGGTTCAACAGCAATGGACTGTTTATCTAGATGACGTGGCTTTACCTTCATCAAAATATTGGAGAGATTCGGGAAGTGGCGCGGGCGCTTCTATATTTGACCGATTAGTATATGTTAACGGATATGGTGATTCTGGATCTTGGGCTTGGGGGAGTGGAACTGGTACAGACGCAGGGATTCCTGATCCCGATTATGGCGGTGGCGATAGATGGGCGGGAAGTAATGAAGGTGCGGATCATAAATGCAAAGGGTTTGCGGTTGAGCAATTAACTTTTTTGTGGGGAATGATGGAAGCCGGTACGTTGCCGGCGTGGGGCGGTGTTACAAACGCAACTCTAGATCCTGATGTCTGGAAGAATGGAATGCCCAAGATCGAATTTGAGATGACCGGAATGGCTTTAGTTGACCATAACGGAGTCAGTAAAAATTCATCTGATCCCGCGTGGGTTTTGTATGATTATCTGACCAATACACGATATGGATGCGGACTAAGTTCTTCAGTAATTGATACCGCAAGTTTTACTTCAGCTTCTACTATTTGTAATGTTGTAAATAATTCAACAAAACGTCACGAGTGTAATATTATTCTTGATCCTACTGAAACGTTACTTACAAATATTGAGCGAATTCTAGCAACGTGTAACGGTCGCTTAGATTGGATTAATGGATTATACACCCTGCAAATTGATGACGAATTTTCTGGAACGCCCGCATTTGCTTTTGAAGAAAAACACATAATTGGTGGAATAAATATCGTAGGAAATTCTAAAAACGAACGTACAAATCAAGTGACCGCGAAATTTATTAATCCTAATCAAAATTGGCAGGGCGACGAAGTTTCATGGCCTGATAAAAACTCAGAAACAACAATATACAATAATTTTTTGACAGCTGATAAAAATATACCGCTTGTTAAGACTATAAATTTGGGAGGAGTCACGAACTATAATCAAGCAAGATATTTAGCAAAACAAATGTGTTTGCGTTCGCGAGATGCGATCAAATGCAGTTTTAGATCAACTAGCGAAGCAATGGAGATTACAGTCGGAGATATTATTACTGTAACGCACTCAACACCTGGTTGGTCTGCGAAAGAATTTAGAGTTAGAACAATTACATTAAACACAAATGGAACAAACTCGATTTCAGCTGTTGAGCATTTA